TGCTAGAAAACTTAGATTCATGTAGTCATAGTTGTAGGAATTATTTATCGCCTCTTCTTTATTCTTGCCGAAAGAAATAAATTCCTGCGTCATTGTTCTAGTTACTTTATATGCTTTCATATCGTCCCCTTTTTTGCTTACAACACTTAGACTACTTTGGTTACTAAATGGTTACATGTTTTTAAATTATTTTGTTTAGATTGTTTAGACACCCATACACCCTCTTAGAAAGAATTAAAACAAGTACAAGGTGGTTATATTAGTCCATATGTTGTACATACAATATGTAGACAAGGACAACATGCACACAATATATTGTATACGCACACACATACACAATATATAGTGTTTGGGGGGTTAAACGCGGCTCCCCATAGAATTCTGTGTGTATTCCCTTAGAATATACTGTTAATAATTTACCTATTTAATCAGTAAAAGAATGGGTATATTTAAGGTAGGTATTGTTTATTGTTTAGTACCTGTTTCTTGCCCTTTTGGTTATAACGAGCCACACTGCTTGGAAAGCTATTTTTTCTAATTTTTACTGTTCTAAGGTCCTCGAGTATTAGGTTTGCGTTTCTGCGTTATACTATTATGTATCCCTAACTTTCTGCCCCTCGATGGCAACTTTACTTGTAACAATATACTTAATAAAAATATTTGTTTTTTCTCACTATAGCAGGTTGAAACGATATGTGTAGAATTAGAAAAGAGGGTTGCGTTTTTTTTCAGGAGTTTCCTCCTTTCGCCTGGAATACCTCACAGGCGTAACCCTCAGGTTTCTGTAAACAATACTTGAATATTTAGAATTTATAGTATAATAAATTATTCATATTTAATTCCCTTTGATTATGTAACAATATTTAAATCAGGCAACTGATTTAAAAAAGAGGTAGGGTGTCTTAGACCAAGGGTACTTAAACATGATATTTGATTTATTAAATTGAAAGTTAAAGTACCTTCCTACCTTCTTTAAATAAAAAATTTTTTTTACACACTTATGATATAATTATCAATATTGACAAATTGGAGTTAAAATGCCCTACACAAAAAAAGGCAAGAAGAAAAGATATTCGTCTAAGAGGATTAAGAAAACTTCTTGAAAATTGAATGTCCGTCTTGTGGACAGCCGCTACATTTTATAAAAAACGTATTACAATGTAAAAGTAAGGATTGTAAACACTATGGTAAACGACAAGCAGGTAAAGGATAGAAAACTATGTTACGCTGCAGGATGCCATAGACCACTACCTAAAGGTAGGTCTAAATTTTGTAGTGATAGATGTTCCAACAGGATTGCCCAACAAAAGAAACGTGCTAAAAAAGCAGGAGTAGAATGGACTCAAGAAGATGATGTCCTAAATATTCCTAGTCAGAAAAAAAATGTTTCAGCTAGACGTGGACAGGTCTATGACGATATTAGAGAATCTGGACTTGCACTAGAGATTTTTGAAAAGAAAAATACTATTACTGGTGTAGCTAAAATATTAGGCACAACAGATGCTGCTGTCTCTATGGCCTACCAGGCATATATGGAAGATTTATCAATAGAGAAAGATAAAGAAAATTGGAAACTTCCTCAAGTTGCTGAAAAAACATTACAAGACTTTGAATCTTTTAGAGAGAGATATTTTAGAACAGAACAAGGTATACCGTATGAGACCCCTGCATTCCACAAAAAATGGATAGAACAAATTATGGAAACTATAGAAAGTGGAAATCAACACATGATATTATCTCCACCTCGTCATGGCAAAACAGATTTATTAATTCATTTTGTAATATGGCTTATATGCAACAATCCAAATATTAGAATTTTATGGGTAGGTGGAAACGAAGATATTGCTAAGAACGCTATAGGTTCTGTTTTAGACCAACTTGAATTTAATGAATTATTAATAGAAGAGATATGTGGACCAAGAGAAAAATTTAAACCTAAAACTAAATCAGCTAAGTCCTGGTCTCAAAGTGGATTTACTGTAGGTACTAGAACAGTTACTGGAATCAAAAGTCCAACAATGGTAGGTATAGGACGTGGTGGTAAGATTCTATCAAGAGACTGTGACATAATTATTGCAGATGACATTGAAGACCACAGTTCAACTATGCAACCTGCCTCTAGAGAAAATACAAGAAACTGGTGGACTACAACTTTATCATCTAGAAAAGAGGAACATACAGCTATGGTTGTTATAGGTTCTAGACAGCACTATGACGATATATATTCACATCTTTTAGAAAACGAATCCTGGACTACAACTGTAGAAGAAGCACACGATTCAGCATGTGTAAAAACTGACTGGAACGAAAATGACCATAACAAGTGTATGTTGTGGGGTTCTAAGAGAACATACAAATGGTTAATGGATAGAAAAAGAGCAGCAGAAACTACAGGAGGTAGAGCAATTTATGAAATGGTTTATCTTAATGTAGCTATGCCAGAAGGACTAGCTTTATTTAGTAGAGATGAAATAGAAGAATGTCGAGACCAGAAGAGGGATATAGGGCAGATACCTAAAGGCACACGTCTTATTGCAGGACTTGACCCTGCCTCGACTGGTTATCAAGCTGCTTTTCTTTGGGCTTACGGACCTGGAGACGGAATTATGTACATGGTAGATATGCACAACAATCTAGGTGGAGGTATTCCAGAAGCACTGAATGTAATTAAAGATTGGTGGCAAAAATATAATTGTAGTCACTGGGTAATTGAGGAGAACGGTTTTCAAAAAGCTATAAGACAAGATAAATCTATACGTGATTTTGCGTCAAGACATGGTATATTTTTAGAGGGACATGAAACGTATTCTAATAAGTTTGACCCTGTTTATGGTGTTACAGCTTTAAGACCTGCGTTTCAAGAAAAGATAATAAATTTACCATATATGGGTTTTGAAGCTCAAGAAAAGGTAAACTTATATACAAGTCAGTTAGTGTATTTTAGTTCAGCTAAAAACAAAAGCAAGACAGTAGGTACAAAGACTGACATAGTTATGGCTAGTTGGTTTCCAATGAGAGCAATTAGACGTATGCAAAAAGAACGATTAGCAGAACTAGCTACAGATTATGAACCTAGTTTTTCTAGTTACGAAACAAGCGATTTTGATGAAGGAATATGGACTAAAGAATGGTAAAGTCTAAAGACGAACTATATGACAGAATAGATTACCTAAGAGGTATAAACCAAGACGGTTTAATAGATAGAGCAAGAATACGAGATATTTTAAATGGTGGACAAAATGCAGTTAAAGCATTACTTGGAAATAAAACAAATTTAGATTTTCATGAACTACCTGCACCTAATATGTTTTTATCAGCTCTTGAAAGATTTGCACAAAAATTAGGAAGAACTCCAGATTTAAAAGTTGATGTTATTAATGCTAAAGATTCAGAAAGAGCAAAAAAGAAATCTGAAAAACTAGAACGTATCGTTGGTGCTTACGATGATATGCAAAAATTAAATTTACAATTACCACAAGTAGGTAGGTGGCTTCCTGGATATGGTTTTGTTGTTTGGTGTATTACATCTAAAAAAGATAGAAATGGAAACTCTTATCCTCAAGCTGAATTAAAAGACCCATTTACTTGTTACCCTGGACCATTTGGTAATGACCAACAACCAGAAGATTTAGCAATTATTAGTAGAGTTCCAATTTCTTCATTAGTTAAAGAATACCCACAACATAAAGCAAAGATAATGGGTAGTGATAAAGCTACTGAAAACAACGTATCTTATTTGACTTTAGGGCCTAGTCAGGGAAGTTGGGCTAATCAAAATGGAGATGGAAAAGTTGTAGTTGAATACATGGATGAAGAAGGAACATACGTATTTCTTCCAGATACTAGAACAATTATAGATTACATTCCTAATCCATTATTAAGTGGCCCAATGTTTGTAGTAGCTAAAAGATATTCTTTTGACCAAATGCAAAGTCAGTTTCAACACGTTATAGGCCTTATGGCCAATATGGCTAAAATAAATATTCTAGGAACCATTGCTATGGAAGACGCAGTGTTTACTGAAACAAACATAACAGGAGAAATAGAATCAGGAAAATATCGTAAAGGTAGATTTGCTGTTAATTATTTAGCTCCAGGTTCGTCTGTTTCTAAACCAGTTAATAATCTTCCATATCAATTGTTTCAACAAGTTGATAGATTGGAAAGACACCTACGCTTAGGTTCTGCCTATCCTGTTTCTGATGATGGACAATCTCCTAACAGTTTTGTTACTGGTAGAGGATTAGAGGAATTAGGTCAATCTGCATCTATGCATGTAAGAG